AAACTGCTCGCTTCAAGGAATTATATGACCGTCGCATTGATTGTACCATACTATGAAGATCCTGATAGACTTGAAGGGATTTTATATAATGATTGTACATTCAAATATTTTGATCGAGTTATAATCGTTGACGACGCTTCCCCCAACCATCCAGCAAAACCAATTGTGGATGAACACCTTGAAGAATGTTTCTGCAACAAAAAGAAACTCTCACTGTATCGAATAAAAATTGACTATGGGTTCAATGCTCATGGTGCTAGAAATCTTGGTGCTTGCATCGCTAGTAATTGTGAATGGTTACTTTTTATGGATGTTGACCAAGAACTAACTGTTGAATTTTGTGAATCTTTATTAGAAGAAATGCAAAATTGTAATCAGCGAGAGTTCGTACTTTGCAATTTGTTTGGAGAGGACCCAGGAAATATCTTCGCCTGTCGCCGAAGTCAATTTTTTGAAGCAGGTGGATATGATGAAGAACTTCGAGGATATCATATGGGTGATAAAATTTTTAGAGAAAGACTTGATTTTTTACATAAACCCAAACTTATGACTACAAAATTGCTAACCAATCGTATGGGCAGAAAGGTATTGGTGGATGATAATGTTACTGGCACCATCTATCCCAACGACCAAACAGTAATTCAAAGAGGACAGCATCACATAGAACCAATAATAACAATGATTAATGAAAGAAACAAGGATCCTAAGTCCTGGGAAAATATACCGAAAATTTCGTTTGACTGGGAACGAGAAATTTAGTATAATTGTTTAATGATATATTATGGAGAGTTTTTATGATTGAGTCACTCTGGGTAGAAAAATACAGACCAAAGACTGTTGAGGAATGTATCCTCCCCAAACATTTGAAAGATCAGTTTAGGGATATAGTCGCCACTGGTGAAATTCCTAACATGTTATTTTCTGGTACTGCTGGTCTAGGCAAGACGACTGTTGCTCGCGCCATTTGTAACGAACTTGATCTTGACTATATTCTGATCAACGCGTCTGAGTCGGGTAACATTGACACCCTTCGTGGCAAAATCAAACAGTTCGCTTCTTCAGTATCTTTTCATGGTGGATACAAAGTTGTTATCCTAGACGAAGCAGATTATCTTAACGCACAGTCTACTCAACCTGCTCTCCGTGGGTTCATTGAAGAGTTTAGTGCTAACTGTCGATTCATCCTGACCTGTAACTTCAAGAACAAGATTATTGAACCACTCCATTCTCGTTGCGGTGTGATTGAGTTCAACACTAGCAAGAAGGACATGGCAAAACTCTGCGAAGAATTTATGAAGAGAATATCTTTCATAATGGAGCAAGAGAATATTAAAGTTTCTAATCAGAAAGTTCTTGCTGAGTTGATCATGCGTCATGCTCCAGACTGGCGTCGAGTTCTTAACGAACTTCAGCGTCACTCTCGTGGCGGCGAACTCCAACTTGATGTATTGAGTAAGTCTAACAGCGAGAGTATCTCAGAGTTATTTTCTTTTGTAAAGGCAAAAGACTTTAAGAACATGAGAGTTTGGGTAGCGAATAATATGGATGTTGAATCTGCTGCAATCTTTCGCGGTATTTATGACGCGATGACTCAGTATGTTACACCGAACAGTATCCCTCAGTTGGTTCTAATCCTTGCGGATTATCAATACAAGGCAGCGTTTGTTGCTGACGCAGAACTAAATATGGTTGCTTGTCTAACGGAGATAATGGCAAATGTCGAGTTTAATTGATTACGATTTGACCGATAGTGATATTGAAATTATCCGCACTAAAGTTGACGATTTGGCCAATGATGTACAAAAACTTGTGATCGATCGCTTAATGCGCGATTTCTCGTATGATGAATTATCTAAAGTTGAAGATATGTACGGTAATCATTTTACTTACCGCATGTTACCTGATGTTCAGTGGGTGCTCTCACAACCGTATCTAGAAGACACTATACATTAATGAACAAATATATGATCATACCGCTGATTTTTCTACTCACTGCTTGTGGTGGAGGCGGTTCAACAGAACCAGAAACTCCAGTGGTAATTACCCCACCACCCAATCACCCAGCGCAAGGCACTATATTATCTGAATCCTGTGATGGATACACTCTTATTCAAGAAATCGCTGATGGTAATGGCGGTTCAACTCAAGAAGAAACTCCAAACTCAGAAGAATGTGGATATGAACCACCCCCAGTGTTTGGCACTCCCATCGGTGAATCTTATTGCGGAAGAAGTTTAGCAGAGGATAGATTTCTACAATTACTTGAATCAGTTTCACATGCTCTCGGCGACGATAGATACCAAGATTATGCTGATGGCGAAGGTGGAGTTTATACCGAACGTACTGTACACCTTGATCAATCCTGCTTTGTGCAAATGGATAAACCAGCTGATTGCCCAACGGATGCAACTGACACTGGTGATTCTCGTTATGGATATATGACATGTGATGGAATAAAACAGAAATCGGAAGTAGATTTCCCATACGAGGAGTGGTGGGATAGTGAGGATAATCAGCAAACCGCTGTGATTGATATGTTATTTGTCGTCGACACTAATCTGTCCGAAGAAGAACGTGATGGTATGACTGTAGAAGAATTTGTGGACAGACAAATATTTGAAGCGAATCACATGTACGATATTTCAAAAACAGGTGTCAGAATAAGACGTGCTGGTATCAAAATGGTAGATGTCGCCTCTGGTGACTTGTACCGACAGTATGCCGCATTCTTCAATGGTCGTTACGAGTTCGCTGAGATTGATAATTGGCAACGTGAAGCAGAGGCAGACTTGGTATTTCTTTTCAAAAGTAGACCAGAAGAACCGATTGCCTGTGGTGTTGCTAACTTAGATGCTACTCGCGGAATAGATAAAACCAGAGGCATTATACAATGTTATCATAATAGTGTTTTTCAAGAAGCGGAAAATACACGTTACTATCAAAGAGCGCATGAAACGTTCGCACACGAGCTCGGGCATCTATTGGGCGCACAACATGAATATAATGATGTGTCAAATAGTTGGGGACTCTTTGAATTTTCTTATGGTTACAACTTACCAGGATACAACCCACAAGCAGATAATCCTGACTACGAGGGTATCTATGGTGGGTTTGGTACAATCATGACTTATGCCGATTTGCCGACTGGTAGATTTTCAGACCGCAGTCTTACTTGTTACTTCCCAGATGAGGCAGGTGAATACGCAGGACAAACAGTACAGTTTGGCACTGAAGGTGGATGCTTTTGCCTAGATCCAATCGAAGATCAACCACCCCCCACTGACAACGTAGATAATTTGCGCAGAACTCGATATATAATGAGTCAACTGCATGAAATGGAACACTCCGCTCAGTTCTCCCCATACAATATGTCCAACTTTAAGATGGATGGATTAACTCTAGAGGAAGAACCAGAAATTTGTTTATTCTGAGATTATATTATGAACCCATTTGACGTTTTAAATAGTGTGAACCATAACAAGAAAGATTTGCTTGACGCCGAAAACGAAAGTAAGTATCCTGCTTTTATGGTTAATCGTGGTTTATCATATTTTAATGACACGGTTCTGCTCGCTAACGAGATGAATAGAAATCATCATCTAGATGCTCGCTTGCAATTTGACTTTCTTCGCATTGCCATAAGACCAAGGAAGCGATTTAGTAAGTGGGCGAAAAAGGAAAAAATTAAAGCGATTGATCTAATCAAAGAGGTTTATGGTTACAGCACTCCTAAAGCAGAGGCAGTACTTGATTTGTTTACCGATAAAGACCTTGAGGTTCTAGCAAGTAGAATCTTCAAAGGAGGCAAAAACGCTAAATAGTCCTAAGCAGTTTTCTGTGATATAATAACTAAAAATTTAGATATGGGACTAGTGTATGGAATCGGTAGTATCATGGACACCAGCGGATATGTTAGAGATCACGCTGAATGAACCAGACGATTTTTTAAAAGTGCGAGAAACCTTGACGCGAATAGGAATTGCTTCTCGCAAAGAGAAAAAGTTATTTCAATCATGTCATATCCTACACAAGCAGGGTAGGTATTTCATTGTTCATTTTAAAGAATTATTTTTATTGGATGGTAAGAAGGCAACTCTAGAAGAAGCAGATGTTGCAAGAAGGAATACCATTGCCACTTTGTTAAGTGATTGGGGTTTAGTAAACATTATCAATTCTTCTAAAACTACAGATAAGGCACCTCTTCGCCAAATCAAAATAGTTTCTTTTCGAGAGAAGGACGAATGGGATCTTTGCCCAAAATATAATATAGGAGTGAAGCACTAACCTTACTTTATGATTGACGCCTTTATAATATGTGATTTTAATAATCCGCTTTCAATACGGTATCTTGAACTTTCTCTAAAGTCATTTGAACCAGTGAGTGATATCGTTAATATCACTCCTGTTCAATGCACAACTCCTGATACCCTTCCTATTAGATTTGAAAAAAATCAAGAGCCCATTCCATTTTATGTAGCAAAAGATGGCGTTGATTATCTTCATGCTCGTTTTTTTGGCGGGACTTTTTGCGATCATGAAATACATAATTCAATCATGCACTCTCAATTTGTATTGATTGAACGCATTGCCAAAGGCGAACCCATTGCTATCATGGAGCACGATGCTGCTCTGATTAACGAGGATAGTTTTCGTTACATGATCGACCAGTATTGGGGCGAAGTGGATATTTTTATGCCAGGAACTTGTATGGAGTTCTATGGATTGTCACAACGATACGCTGAAAAATTTGTAGAACTGATGTACAATTTCCCTTATATCGACCACAGAGTGTCTGGTCCTTTTGGTGCAATGCTATATCTAGAAACAAGGAAAGACCTGCTAGACTTCGATGGGTATGAGGTTCTTTGCCCTACTAAGGGAAGGGTAGATTTGGATAAGATTTGTTTGTCTAATCTTGTTACGATGAGTCAAAGAGGCACAGGTTACGAATTTATAGATCCTGCTTGCAAACAGTACTTTTTTAGAAGTCAAGGCAATACTAATGTCACGAAATACAAACTAGATGAAAATATCTTTGAGACTATGAGGCATATTCAAGAAGATGAAACTTATAGTAATTCACATATAGATCCTAGCACTGGTCCAACTTGGAGCAGAGATTTTGTTGTTATTGATGACTAAATATTGATTGTTAAATAAGGTATTAGGAAATGGGTAAACCAACATTTGAAATCATAATTTCAGAACCAAGAGATGCGATTAGCATAAATGGTTTTGAGTTAGAAGCGGATCCTGGCGAAACTCTTAACGCATATGAAAATGTCCAAGCATATAAGGATTCTGACACTGACGTACTAACATTTAAGGGTCAAGTTGAGTTTGATAGTGTTCGAACACAAAGAGTGTTTCACGCTAATGGCGGACTTGAACTCATGAGTGACGCAGGCGGTTTGTTGGTTGATAATGAAAATAAATGGATTACTCCTATAAATTTTAACGGTGATCAAGATACGAATGCATGGGATATTGGAAGCTCTGCTAACAGGTTCAAAGATGGTTACTTCCGAGGAAAATTATTCGCAGATAGCGTGATGGCGGATGTAGGTATAGAGTTCGCAGGAACCCTTTCCGATGGTACGACTTCTATCAGTGAGTTTGAAACAGCATTAGCAGGTGCCGAAGATAAACTAGCAACAGCAGCAGCAATTAAAACATACATTGATAATGCTATTGCGGCAATATCAATACCTACAATAATCAATTCGTTAGGTGCATCCACAACAAGTGGTGTTTCACAGGCAGCTGTAACAAATAGTATCACTAGTGTCATCGATGAAGACGACCCGACAGATGCTGAAGCACTTAACGGATCCTATAGGGTAGCTGTCGTAGCGACTGGTGAGGAAGGCAGCAAAACGCTTGCGATTGTAGCGGTATCAGTCTAATAAAACTTGCTTTTTCTTTCAAAATAGGTTACAATAGATACTCTGTCATGGAGTAGTGAATGAAGTTCTATACTAATATTTCTCGTATCGGCAACAGCATTTGTTACCGAGGATACGAGAATGGATTGCGCAAGCAGTATCGCGATTCCCTCAAACCAGTGATGTATCTTCCCGCAAACAAACCTGATTCCGAGTGGAGAACTTTGGATGGCAGAACTGTTTCTGAAGTGCAGTTTGAGACATTATCAGAAGCAACTGAGTTTTGGAAAAACTATGAGAACGTCGACAATGTTGAGGTTCATGGTAACAATAACTTTGCTGCACAGTACATACAGAAACATTATCCCAATGAAATAACCTACGACCCTGCTCAGATCCTCGTTGCTAATATCGACATCGAGGTTGAATCCGATGATGGGTTCCCTGAACCTGAAAGAGCAGAGAAAGAAGTACAATCTATTTGTCTCAAGTATCATGGTCGCCCCGACTTCTTTGTATGGGCACTTGAAGATAAGTATGATCCCGAGAAAACTCAGATCGATGTTGCCCCTGAACATATCAAGTTTATCAAGTGTGACGGTGAACTAGATCTTATCCTAAAGTTTCTTGGTTTTTGGAGTGGCAAGGATACCTGCCCCGATGTTGTAACAGGTTGGAACGTCCGACTGTTCGATATTCCATATCTAATCAATCGTGTTAACAACCTGCTAGGTGGTGATGCATACAAAAAGATGTCACCTTGGGGAGTGGTCCGCGAAAAAGAAATAAGTCTAAAAGGTAAAAAGCAACAGGTCTATGAGTTAGTTGGCATCGAGCAACTAGATTACTGGGATTTATTTCAAAAGTTTGGCGTGTATTCGTATGGCGTACAGGAGTCATACAAACTGGATCATATCGCGAACGTTGTACTTGGCGAGAAGAAACTATCCTACGAGGAACACGGTAATCTGTACACGCTGTACAAAGAAGATTACCAGAAGTTTATCGACTATAACATCAAAGACGTGCAGTTGGTTGAACGCATCGACGAGAAGATGGGTTTGATTGACCTCGCTATGACTATCGCGTACAAGGGTGGTTGTAACTATCAGGAAGCATTCGGGACTACGCAGTTATGGGACACCTACATCTATCGCGAACTGTGTAAACGTAAGATCGTTGTCCCGCCAAAGAAAGAGAATAAAAAGACTGACTTTGGTGGTGGTTACGTTAAAGCACCAATGATAGGCAGGCATAATTGGGTTGTTTCGTTTGACCTGAACAGTCTGTATCCTCATCTAATCATGCAGTATAATATGTCGCCCGAGACTATTGTAAGTACACGCACCTCTGGCGTTACCGTTGATAATTGTCTTAATCGCACCAGACCAGAAAGCAAGTCGCCTCATGATTGTATCGCCGCGAATGGTGTTCACTTCTCCAAGGATTTCCGTGGTGTTCTCCCATCAGTAATTGATGGACTGTATGCCGAACGCAAAGATATCAAAAAGCATATGCTAGGGTTGAAGTCTCAGGTTGAAAAAGGCGACAAGAGTGCTGAGAAAATGATAACAAAACTCGACACTCAGCAAATGGCAATTAAAATTATGATGAACTCACTTTATGGTGGGTTAGGTAATCGCTGGTTTCGATATTACGATATTCGTATGGCAGAAGCGATTACCATGTCAGGTCAGTTGTCTATCCGTTGGGCAGAAAAAGCAGTTAACGGATACATGAACAAGTTGCTAGAAACTGACGATGTTGACTATGTTATCGCGATTGACACTGACTCGGTGTATGTTAACTTTGGTCCCCTTGTTGAGAAGATGGGACTAACTGACGTTGACCAGACTGTGCAGATATTATCAAAGATTGGTGAGGAAAAGTTTGAACCATTGTTTGAAAAGTCATACAGTGAACTTGCCGAGTACATGAATGCATATGAGAATAAGATGGTAATGGGTCGCGAGGTAATTGCTGACGCAGGTATCTGGACAGCGAAGAAACGATACATTCTCAACGTACATAATAGCGAGGGTGTACAATACGCCAAACCTAAACTGAAGATCATGGGTATTGAGGCAGTCAAGTCATCTACTCCTGCCTCTTGTCGTGATGCGTTGAAAGCATTGTTTTCTGTTATGATATCAGGAACTGAAAAACAAACACAAAGTTCTATTCGCCTATTCAAAGAACATTTTATTAATCTTGCTCCTCATGAGATTGCCTTTCCTCGCGGAGTATCTGATGTGAGTAAGTGGCGCGATGCCAAAGAAATATACAAAAAAGGTTGTCCAATACATGTAAGAGGGTCTTTACTTTATAACAAACTATTGCTTGACAAAGGACTTGATCGGAGGTATAATATTATCAAAGATGGTGAGAAAATTAAGTTTTTATATCTCGACGGTAAAAATCCAATTAGAGAAAACATCATTGCTTTCTATGACTTCTTACCCGAGGAGTTTGGTTTGCATAAGTACATAGATTATGAGCAACAATTTGAGAAAGCATTTTTGGCAGTGGTAAGACCAGTGTTAGAAGCAATAGGTTGGCAAGAAGAAGAAACGGTTACTTTGGAAGATTTCTTTTCATGAATTTAGATCATTTAGTTGAACTTGAATATGGATGGGGGCACCTCCCACCAACTGATATTATTTTCAATGCTTTTGATAAATGTAATAATGATTGGCGACCTACAAATATTTTGGAAATAGGATTTCAT